GTGGTGGACACGTAGCATCACCACATGTCCACCACCTGAATACACTGTTTACTTTGCCGTGCTAAAGTTACGAGGACAACTGCCCATATGGGACGAACAATTAGTATCACTTATGATAATATAAGTTTATATAAAAAACTGATACTTGTAATGTTTATATGAATGTGATAACATAGCATCATCAAAGGAACGGAGGTGTGACAATGTGGTATAAACTGTACGTTCGCGTGGGCCTTGCCGCTGATCTTATCATAAACGAAAAGGTTACAATTTGAGCGATTGCGAACAGAGATGGATAAAATATGGAGGTGCAACAATGACTTTGAAAGATTTGTATTTTGCCAATTCCGCGTGGGAATTGAACACGATGCTAACAGTCAAGATTAGAACGGCAGGGGCGGTATGGCCTATTATGAAAGACACTATTTCCCAGTTGCCTAAAAATGTTATAATGAGCGAGGTTGTTTGTTTTAACCGAGACTTTGTTATTGTGAATGACCTAACTAATTATGGAGGTGTAACAATGGATCAATACAGGATGATTAACGGGCAGCTGTATAATCTACATCATACGGCAACGGCTGCGGGGTATATTAGTCGGAAAGTCCCGGAGAAATTGGAGGAGTACAAAGGGAGGTTTGGCATAGGCTACAAGGTTCACCGCCCCCGCTTTGACACCACAAACTATCATTATGTTGATTATTATATTGAGGAGGTTACATCATGAGAGTTTTAGTTGCTTGTGAGGAAAGCCAGCGGGTGGAAAGCTGGTGGGTACGCATGACGGTGCATAAGGACTGCTGGAGAGAGCTGTGCAAGAGCATTGCGGAAAAGAAGGAGGAAAAGTAAATGGACGCTGTGAAATTTATTGAGGAGCGGAACAGAATGTGCGGTACCACGAGTGAGGTGTGGGGCGTGGATGCGGCACAAATTGTGAAGAACACCGAAGAGTGGTCTGCCGCACACCCCCGCAGGACACGGCAGGACGTGTTTCTGGAGCAGTACCCGGAGGCGGAAATTAACGAACGTGGGGACTTGATGCTATGCCCAAGGCGCATTTCCGTTGATTTTCGGAGCAGATACGCGAATTGTACAAGGATGTGTTCCGACTGCCGCCGCGAGTTCTGGATGCAGGAGGTGGAGTGATGGGAATTTTGAAAATTGTTTTCCCGCTGCTGATGGTAGCCGGTGCGCTGGGCAGTTTGGTGGTAAATATCGCCAGCAAGGGGGACTGGGCTACCAGTTTGCAATGGCTGGGCGCGTGTATCCTGTATACTGCGCTGACAGTGCGAAATATGAGCTGAGGGAGTGCTGACAATGTCCGAATACATTGACAAGGAAGCGTTTAAGAAAAGCGTCGAGGAGCGTTATTGCAAGCCGTGCAAGGCGGAGGGAAAAGACCACAACGGATGCTGGTGTCGTGCCTGTTGGGTTGACGATATGCTCGATGAGGTAGATTGTTTCAATCCCATTTGCCCTGTGTGGCGATGATGGTCGGAGGTGAACACGATGGCCTATAAACCATATCGTAATTTTAAGTGGCCGATATCCACCTATTGGCCCGGTGCTTTGGCCAAACGATCTGAAAAGGAGCTGCGACAGGAATACGCCAGATTACGAGCAGTTGCACAGAAGTCAATACAGCGTTTAGGTAAAAGCGAGTTTGCCGGTGGTGCAACATACCGCAATGCTGTGGGGCGGTTTAAGACGACCAAAAGCATTACAGATAAGCGGGAGCTGTCCATGGCCCTTGTGGATGTATCCCGTTTTTTATCAGCAAAAGGATCATCTGTCAGCGGTCTTAAAGAGATTAGGGCAGAACAGGTCAACACATGGCAGAATCAGTATGGATATGATTTTGTAAATGCTGCTAATTATTCCGCATGGGTGGAGTTTCTGGAGGTAATGCGAGATTCCGTTGGTTTTATTTACCAGAAAGTACGGAATCGCCGGTATGTGAATATAGCAGATTCACAGGCCAGAAAAGCAGAAATTGAACAGAAGTTTCAAAAGTTTTTACAGAACAGGAGTTGATAATATGTGGTTTTTTCTTGCGATTCTCGGCACTTGCTTGATTTTCTATAAATTTGGAAAGGGGGAATGGTGATGATCTACGATACCATAACTTTTCCCGTTTTCGGAGTTTGCTAAAATCAGGCCGGAGAAACGAAAGACAGGCAATCCGGCCAGCAGAAGCAAGAAGCGATATCTTGATATCGTGACGGCCTTTGATATTGAAACAAGTAAGCTGCCTGAACACGATCAGTCGTTTATGTATATCTGGCAATGGCATTTTGACGGTATAGGCACAGTCATTGGCCGGACGTGGCGGGAGCTGCACCGGTTTATAGAACGGCTGGCGCGGATCATAGGAGACGAGTATACATTAGTTGTACTGGTACATAATCTGTCCTATGAGTTCCAATTTCTTCGCACAATTTACGACTTTACGTCTGATGACGTATTTGCATTAGATCGCCGCAAAGTGTGTAAATGCACCATGTATGACAAAGCGCTTGAATATCGTTGTACCTATATACATAGCAATATGTCTCTGGCAGCATACACTAAAAAATTTAATGTGCAGCATCAAAAGCTATCCGGTGACGAGTTTGACTATAAGGTGGTGCGCTATCCGTGGACACCGCTTGCAGATCGCGAGCTGGAATACTGCTATAATGATGTCATTGGCCTTGTGGAAGCCTATAAAGCGGAAATGGAAATGGACGGCGACAATCTTGCTTCCATGCCGTTAACATCAACAGGATATGTCCGGCGAGACGTAAAGCGGGCTATGCGGGTATGTGGGACAAAGCGCGTATTGGAAGCACAGCCAAATTTGGTAGTTTACCAGCTTTTGAAAGAGGCGTTTCGAGGCGGCGACACCCACGCGAATAGGTTTTACACCGGGAAGATCATTGCCAATGTGAAAAGCGCGGATAGATCATCGTCATATCCTGACGTGTTGGTGAATTGTAAATTCCCGTTGACAGAGTTTCGCCCGGCAGGTGGATTGACAATTTCGAATCTGATAAAGGCCAAACGGGCGTTTCTGTTCAGGGCAAAATTTACCGGTTTCCGGCTGCGCGATCCGTACTGGGGTTTTCCGTATATATCCCGGTCAAAGTGTCGCCAGATCATGAATCCCTATGCGGATAACGGCAGAATTTTAAGTGCTGACTATCTGGAAACGACTTTGACGGATGTTGACTGGAAAATTGTCAAGAAGCAATACATATGGGATAGGGTGGAGGTGACAGACCTATATTATAGCAGATATGGGTACTTGCCTAATCCGCTGGTTACAACCTGTATCGAGTATTACCGCGACAAAACAACGCTGAAAGGAGCGCCAGAGGGCAGCTATGAAGCCATGCTATATGGCAAGAAAAAAGCTTTGCTAAATAGCATCTATGGCTGCATGGCACAAGATCAGTGTAAACAGGGTATCATTTTTGACGGCCAGAATTTTTTAATAGACGATAAGCCTATTACGGAGCTGCTGGACAAAAACAGTAAAAGAGCCTATCTATGTTATGCGTGGGGTGTCTGGATCACCGCATGGGCACGATTGCGATTACAGGAGGGTTTGGAGCTGGCCGGTGATGGTGCTATCTACTGTGATACAGATAGCGTTAAGTACGTTGGAGATGTCGACTGGACGGCTTACAATACAAAGCGTATAAAAGCATCTACAAGGTCAAGCGCTTACGCTGATGATCCAGCCGGGGAGCGTCATTACATGGGTGTTTTTGAATACGAGGGCTTATATGATGAGTTTAAGACACTCGGCGCAAAGAAGTACGCATATACCCAAAATGGGGATTTGCATATAACAATTTCCGGCGTTGAAAAAAAGAAAGGAGCGGAGGAGTTAAAAGCTGCCGGAGGACTTGAAGCCTTTAAGGAAGGTATGGTTTTTATAAAAGGAGGTGGAACAGAAAGCATTTATAATGACGATACACCGCGCAGCACGATACAGATAGACGGTCATGATCTGGAAATAGGGCCTAATATCTGCATCAAAGACAGCACATATACAGTCGGTCTGACTGCCGACTATTTAAGAGTGCTGGAAAAACCTGACAGAATTTATTGTGTTTAAGAAAGGATTTATTATCATGAAAAAGAACACCAAGAACACCAAGAATACCAAGAATACTAAGAAGATCAAGCCGATTCAGGTTACCAGCATGTCCATTATTCGCGCCACGCCGTATGAGGATATGTATTTCTTTGACATGATCCTGAACGGCATCAGTATTTACGGCTGTAAGCTGATCGAGGGCAAAAACGGCTGGTTTATCAGTTTTCCGTCCAAAAAGCCTGCCAATAAAGGCGGCAAGTGGTATAATCACTGCTGGGCGCCCTTGTCCGAAGACGATACCGCCGAGATCATCGCTGCGGTGCTGGAAGCTTGTGACGAGGACGAGGACGAGGACGAGGACGAGGACGAGGACGATTTACCTTTTAAGGAGTAACAATGGGACTATATCTGCATAGCGGCTATGTAGATATCCCGTGGGTGCTGTCCGGGCACCTGCCATTTGTAATAATGGTGGGTGGCCGCGGCACCGGTAAAACTTTCGGTGTGTTGGAATATTTCCGGCAATCGGCGGTTGATACCGGTAAGCGGTTTATCTACCTGCGCCGTCGCCCTGATGAGACGCGAACAACGGGCATACCGGAGTTGTCGCCGTTCAAGATGCTGGACGAATACCACGGCTACAACACATTAACAAAAAAGATGGGTAAGGACTGTTACGGCTTTATTGATGAGGAGACACAGAAGCTTATAGGTTATAGTATGGCTTTGTCCACCTTTGCAGATGTCCGCGGTATTGATGCGTCAGACGTACAGGCAATCATTTTTGACGAGTTTATACCGGAACGACACCGCAGGCCGATAAAGGACGAAGCAGCAGCATTTTTTAACGCTGTGGAGACGGTCAACCGTAACCGTGAGCTGTTCGGCGAACCGCCTGTACAATGTGTGCTGCTATCCAATGCTAACTTGATGGGTAATCCTATATTTCTGGAATTGGGTATTGTCGGCAGGGCTGTCAAAATGTATAAATCAAAAACGGAGATTTATAAAGACGCGGAACGCGGTTTGTTTCTGGCAATTTTGCAGCGTTCCCCCATTTCTGAAAAGAAAAAGGAAACAGCCCTGTACAAGTTGACAGCCGGTACAGGTTTTGCGGCTATGGCAGTTGACAACGATTTTTCAGAGGAATGCACCAATCCCAGAACGGCGGTGTTGAAAGAGCTGCGGCCAATTTCCAGCGTGGGCGAAATTACCATTTACCGCCACAAATCGGAAAAATGGTTATTTGTCTCAAGCCATAAGTCAGGATCGCCGGAGGAATACAGCAGCGGGTCTATTGATCTATCGCGCTTCCGTATCCGGTATAGTTGGCTTGTGTCAGCCTATTTTTACAAACAAGTATTTTTTGAAGATTTTCTGTCCGAGCTTTTATTCAAAAAGTACATGGATTTGTGAAAAAAAATTGACAAATGTGCATGGCTGGTATACAATAAAGGTGGTAGTGGCAGCGGCCATGCACAGCCCCGGAAGGGCGGCCATGCGCGGGTGCAGCGCACGAGCTGTCATTACCACCAAACCTATTTTATAAGGAGGATGAAATTATGGACACTAATGCAGTCATTCAGCTGGTCAGCACCCTGGGTTTTCCTATTGTCTGCTGCGGTGCGCTCTTCTGGCGTATGATTAAATCTGACGAGCAGCACAAGGCAGAAATGGACAAGTTTTCGGAGGCCCTGAACAACAACACCGTTGTTATGACACGTCTGTGTGAAAGGATGGGCGATGATGGCCACATTTAATAATATCAAAATCGCCGTCAGTCCGTCCGACCAGTACAGGAACCTGTACGCCTACGGTGACACAAACGAGGGCTACCAGATGCACCGTGTAGCAGAAAAGCTGGTGGAGCATCTTTTACGCTGCGGTGTTGATGTTGTGTATCTGCCCAGCGGGTATCTGTCAGATCGTGTCAGGAAAGCAAACATGGCCCATGTAGACGGTTATATTGCTCTTCATAGCAACGCTTTTGACGGGTCTGTACAGGGAATCCGGGTGCATTGTTACCCGTCCGACAAAAGCCGGAAATTTGGAAAGCGCATCATGGATGCACTTGATACGGTGTATGATGGGTCTACCAAATCCAAAATCGTGGAGACTGATAGCCTGTATGAGCTGAAATACCCGGCTGCACCGGCAATTCTGCCGGAAATTGGTTTTCACGACAATGATGACGATGCTAAATGGATTGTCAACCACGTTGACCAGATCGCCGAAGCGCTGGCAAAAGGCATCTGTGAGTATTTCAAAATTTCGTATGTTGCACATGAAACAATCATGTATCATGTGCAGGTTGGAGCATTTGAGAAGCGGGAAAACGCGGAAAAGATGCTTGCGACTGTGAAACAGGATTACCCGAATGCTTTTATTAAGGAGGTGAGAACATGACATACAAGGATATTCTGGCATTGGCGCATGCCGGTTATAGTGCAGACCAGATCGGCAAGCTGGCTATGCTGGAGCAGATGCCCGCTCCTGCTGCACCTGCTGCACCTGCTGCACCTGCTACACCTGCTACACCTGCTACACCTGCTACACCTGCTACACCTGCTGCACCTGCGGCGGTTGACTATCAGGCTATGATGGCCGAACTGCTGGGAATCAAAAACGCAATCCAGACTGGTAATGTGCAGACCAGCCAGCAGCCGGAACAGCCGATGACGGCTGATCAGATTTTAGCAAATATCATCGCCCCGAAACCTATTAAAAAGGAGGACTAATAATGGCAACTGTAAATGACATGGTAGTAAATCAGGCCGGAACGATCTTGACGAGCCTTGTAAAACAGGCGACCGGCCAGACGGTTATCACTCCTACCAACTCCACGGAGTTTGTCAGCGTGGCGACTACGGCACTTAAAACGGGCGTTGATCCTATCATCAACGCATTATCCCAGATGTGGGGCAGAACCATTTTTTCCCAGCGGCCCTATACCAGACGTTTTAACGGTCTGGAAATGGATATGCAGCGCTGGGGTAATGCTACCCGGAAAATGTCCGTGGCTGATAAGCCGGTGGAGGATGACGCGCGCTTTACATGGCCTGTGGGCTACAACGCGGATCAGGCCCCCGCCAGCGGTGACGGTAAGAGCGTGGACATGTATGCACTGAATAAGTCTGATGTTTTGCAGACCAATTTTTACGGGCAGTCCGTATACGAAAACAGCTATACGATCTTCCGCGACAACATCGATACCGCGTTTACCGGCCCGGAGGAGTTTATGCGTTTCGTCTCCATGGTGGGCCAGAATCGTGCCGACAAGCTGGAGCAGTACCGGGAAACCATGGGGCGCGGCCTGCTGGCAAACTATGCCGGCGCGCTGCTGGCTGAAGCGCAGGCAAGCCGTGTGGTGCATCTGCTGTCGGAGTATAATACCCTGACCAACCAGAAGTTGACCGCCCAGACGGTCTATCAGCCTGACAACTTTACCCCGTTCATGCGCTGGGTGTATGCCCGTATCCGCACGCTAATGGAGCTTATGCGCGAACGTTCACAGATGTTCCAGACGGTTATCAATGCAAAGCCTGTCATGCGTCATACTCCGCCGGATCGTCTCAAATTGTACATGTACGCTCCTGCCATGGAGATGGTCAAAGCTATGGTGGCGTCTGAGACGTTCCATGATGATCTGATCCGGTATACGGACTATGAATCCGTCACGTTCTGGCAGTCTATCGAGAAGCCCGACAGCATTTCCGTCAATCCCGTCTATACCGGCACAGACGGCACGGTAAAGACAAAGGTAGGAGACGGCAGCAGCGCAGGCGTAGAGCAGGCCGGTATTTTTGGCATCATGTTCGACGAGGACGCTCTGGGCTATGCACAGGTCAACGCGTGGAATCAGCTCACCCCGTTCAACGCAAAGGGCGGTTACTGGAACGATTTCGATCATGTCAATTTCCGCACTATGCAGGATATGACGGAAAAGGGCCTCATTCTGCTGCTGGACTAAAAAGGGGGTAATCATGGCTTTTCCGGTTGAACTGTGGAAAATCTCCAAAAAGACCAATAGCACAATGATTCCCGCAAAAGCTGCTGATGCTGTGTACCAGTGCGTTTCCAACGATACATTAGATGTCCTAGCCCCGGTATTACCTATCAATATCGGGGCGGGGACATACCCCGCACAATACAACTATGCGCATATAGCAGCTTTTGACAGGTACTATTTTATCACAAACTGGACGTTCCAAAATGGGCTGTGGTATGCTGCCATGACCATTGACGTGCTTGCCAGTTGGAAAATGGAAATTGGAGCGCAAACGCTTTATGTGGAGCGCAGCGCGTCCGATTTTACCGGCACAATTCCCGATATGACCTATAACCGGACTGCGGATTTCACGGTGACGAAAATCCCGTTTACACTGGCAAACGCAGATCAGTCAACGTGGAAAATTACAGGCAGTGCAGCCAGCGGTAGCTATGTGGTTGGCATTGTTGGGCAAGGTGGCGTAATCAACTATTGGGGATTTACGTATGCACAATACCAAGATTTGATGGCGACAGTTTTTAACTATAACTATGGATTCCAAGATGAGCAGCTTAAAGCAAGTTTTAATCCAATACAATATTTCACCACCATAATATGGTTTCCTTTTTCTGTGGCCCTATCCGGGACGGTGGAGGTGGAAATGGGATGGTGGACGATTACCGGCAGCAGTGGATATAAATTGGGTAGCAATACATATGTAAGTTATGGCGCGTCCGTCAATCTGCCGAAACACCCACAGCAAGCCCGTGGAAAGTGGTTGAATGCCGGGGATACCGCACATTATACTTTACGTCTGCCCTGCTTTGGCATGCTGGATATTCAAGGGTATGATATGATTGATGCAACTTCAATCAATATCGAAGTCAACGTTGACTTGCCAACCGGCAAAGCGACATGTCTAATCACCCCAAATTCCGCAGGCACGGCAACGCAAGTTGTAGACTATCAGGTAGGTGTATCAATGCCTATTGCGCAGTTACAGTCCAATATTTTGGGCATGGGTGCTAATACACTCCGCAGCGCTGGCGGTTTTGGCGCTATGCTGGGTGATGCGCTTGTGGGGGCCGTGCAGGGTGTCAGCGGTATTCTGGGCGCTATTCCTAAACTGGGTAATATTTCTTTCGGTGATAAAGTTTCCACGTCCGGTGGGCTGGGCGGCCTGAATGACTGTACAATCAGCGGTATGCTGATTGCCGCGTTCCAGATGGTTGCCGATGAAGATTTACCCGACCGTGGCAGACCGTATTGTAAGCGTGTGCAGCTTGATAGTCTGGCGGGGTTTATGATGATCTCTGACCCCGATATTGATATCCCCTGCACCAGCACGGAAAACGCCCAGATTCAGAATCATATGCGATCAGGTTTTTTCTATGAATAGGAGGTGCGAGCAGAATGAAACCGCCGTTTTCCTATGACGAACAGAACATTTTGGCAAGTCATAATTCACCCGGCACCGTGCATAGCCAAAATACAAATCTTGTGTACTACTACAAGCGCTATCTGCTGCAAAAAGCAATGTCGGTGTTCGAATGGCAGCTGCCGGAGACATGGAGCAGGGATTATTTTCTGTATGTGCTGTACTGCTGGGGCAACATTGCAGTTATCAACACAGACAAATATGGTGTAATTCCGCAAGGCGGCACGTTGTCCGGCTATGATATCTACTACCAGCCCACCCATATACAGATCAGCAATCCGCTGTTGTCCGGCAATCTTTCTCCCCGTATTGGTGTTGAATGTACACTGTTCAAATTGCAGCCTGACTATGGTGGTATCCTCGATTTGGTGGGCGACTACGCGGAATTGATGGCGATTGTGTCAGAGACGATCTCCATCAACCTTTTTAACAGTAAGATGTCGTATGTGTTCGCCGCCAGTAATAAGACGGCAGCGGAAAGCCTGAAAAAGCTATATGACCAGATTGGGGCAGGCAATCCCGCAGCGGTCATTGACAAAAATCTGTTTAACGATGATGGCAGTCCGGCATGGCAGGCGTTTTTCCAAAATATCGGGCAAAACTACATTGTAGACAAACTGCTATCCGATATGCGAAAAATCGAATCTATGTTTGATACTCATATCGGCATTCCCAACGCCAACACCGACAAGCGGGAACGACTGGTTACAGACGAGGTCAACGCAAACAATGTTGAAACGTACAGTAAATGTTCCCTATGGCTGGAATCTCTGCAAGAATCGTGTGAAAAGGCAAACAATATGTTTGGCCTTGACCTGTGGGTTGACTGGCGCAAAATCCCCGGAGGAGGTGCAGCCGATGCGGGCGACAATATCAATTAAAGGCTTGTATGACTACGACCATTCACTTTTTAACGGCATGTCGTGGCCGTCAGGAGTTGCGGAAGATGACGTATTGCCGGAAATGATGATGGAACTTGCAGAACTGGAATTGCTGTATCCGTCAGCAATCACCATGAAAGCGGCTATTGCATCATGGTCTAAAAGCAGGGTTTCCGCGTGGAATCGAATCGCCGCGGCACTGAATGCGGAATACAGCCCTATTGAAAACTATGACAGATACGAGGACTGGAACGACAAGGCCAACAGTAAAGGCGGCTACCTGAATAAAGTTGCCGGTTTTAACGTGGCGGATCAGATGCAGGATCAGTCATCCAGTGAGCAGTCTACCGACAGCGGAAGTGAACATAGCGGCCATGTACACGGCAATATAGGTGTGACTATGGCACAGCAGATGATTTCCGCAGAGTTGGACTTACGCACTAAAAATGATATGGTACATATCATTATCAACGAGTTTAAGCAGCGGTTTTGTCTGATGGTGTATTAAAAGGAGGTATTATATGGCATTTAATCAATTTCCGTACAGCAATTTCCATGAGCTTAACCTTGACTGGCTTCTTAACAAGGTTAAGGAAATTGCAGCTGGTATGGATGATTTGGAAACAGCGTTTAAGGCGTTGAAAGAATGGGTGAACAACTATTTTGGAGATACGCAGATCGCCGCAGAAGTGCTTAAGGTGCTTAACCAGTGGTTGGCAGATGGCACTATCAGCAACATGATTACCAGCAATTTACAGTTTGTGCCGACCGGCGACACGATGGCCGATTACAAGGCAGACACACTTAGCTGCATTGCCAGCTATTTGGTGGCGGAGTATGGCAGTGATTGCGTTGTCGGTACGCCTACTAACATTCCCGATCAAGTAGCAATCAGCTATTGGGATGAACACGGCTATCAAACGTTGCTGTCCACTAATCCCGCCACACGCGCTGCTGCAATGTCCAATTTTACGGATACCATCACAATTGATGGCAAAAACCTGCACCGCATGTATCTTGATTGCAGCGCTTTTGTAACGCTCATCACGAAATGCCGCCACTATATCGAAAGCCCGTACTATAAAGCGTTTACTGACAGTACGGCGACTGCTGACCAACTGCTCCCGCTGGCGCTGGAAAACGGCAATCTTAACACCAAACCTTATACGTTCGACTGGCTCAACTACATCATCACATTTCGCATGGCCTACATGATGGATCATTGCGGCAGCACTGTTAAGACACTCAGCACACGCAATTCTGGCGACCCTAATCCCGTTATTGCCGGAGACGTATTTGGGGCTTTGGAAACTGGTGATATCCTGTTTCGTGGCAGGTCGAACAACAGTAATGCATATAAGGGTATCCACCACGTACTTTACTATGTTAAGGATTTGGCCGACCTTAACAAATATGGTGCAAATTATGGTGTGTCATTTACCCATTATTCCGCTATCGAAAACGACAATACTAATTATGGATATGTCGTACATGTAAACGGTAGCACGGATGGTAAAACGCACGATCAGGGCGGTGCAAAAAATGTGCTGCGCGTGGAAACATTGTATAGCCAGATGGTAAACCTTCCGGACGGTGCAGTATGGGCTAAGGTGTACACCGCCAAACCGTATAGTACAGCACTGCTTAGCAGCAAATGTTATAATATGTGTCATGGTCGTTACCCCATGGAATACGGATTTTTCGAAAGCTCCCGGTATCAATTTGACAAGCGCGTATGGTTTGTACCGTCCACTGGTATGCTTAATTTAGATAATATCGGTATTGACAGCTATTATCCCTCCTCTGGCAATTACGACCTCAACACCATCACCCCCGGTGTGTACTCGCTCGACAAAAGCGCACATACGTTGACCAACACACCGCCCAGCAGCACAGCCATAACATCCTATCTGATCTACATATGCAAGCTATCTGATTCCCGCGGTCTGCAAATCTATGTAGATGGTAACTGCAATGCATGGTTCAGGGTTAAAAACGGAAGCAGCTGGTTCAATTGGCGAAAGATTACCGCCACTATTGAAAGCGCATAGTAATATAAGCACAGCTAATACCGCGTAACTTTAGCGCGGTAAAGTAAACAGTGTATTCAGGTGGTGGACATGTGGTGATGCTACGTGTCCACCAC